AGTCCAAGCCGCATTATCGTCACCTCTGTCCTGAGCAAATTTAATATTGTCTCTATATTCAGGATCAGCGATTAACTGCCAAGCCAAAGCTGGGGGAATAAAGATAACAGGAGCCAAACGACCTTTGATATTAATTGGCTGGAGCTTATGATAATTAGCCAAGTAAACCAAATTACGAATTGACTGCATTGTGAAGTGATGAGCGGTATCATCAACAAGAGCAGCTAAGTTGTTACTTACGGCGGTCTCATAAGCTGCATTAAATACATTAGCAAAAGGTACCTTGCCAAAACCGGCTACATAAGTATTTGGATGGCTTGCCAATGTTAAATTTAATCCATAGGAAGGATCAGTGATGTTATCCGAATAGTTAGCTAAAAGAGCTTGATAAGGGAACATTGACATTCTTCTGCCGAACCAATCCTGTAAGTCTTTCATTCCACGTTCCATTAGTGCCATTTGGATTTCAGGTTTTCTCAATACTTGTTTCGACATTTTATTATCCTGAATTTCAACTGCATGACGAACTTGGTTGATAGCAACTTTCTTGGTTAGGATAGCTCGTTTTTCCTCTGAGCCTCTCAAAGGCGCAGTACCAACTTTGCCGACTCCGGTTAAAGGCACAAGCACGGGAGTATCCATGTAAATTCCGCCCTCACGCTCAAAGTCCTTAACTACAGTAATAAGATTTGAAGGCGCTGGTAACGACATTGCACCTGCATAAGTACCGGCTTCTTTGTACTTTTTTACATCAATCATATTAGTAAATTTTGCCCATTTACCATAACGCCAGGTTAACAGGTCAAGTTTGCGTGACAGTCCACGCCTAAAGATTTGCATTTGATCGGAGTACATACCTCCGACTACAATAGCGGCTAATGATGCAGTTGTAAGGTGCATATTAGCATCAACTTTTATTAGGATTGCTACAATACATGTAAACAATCCGGCTAAGAAGATTCTTATATAAAAATCTTTGATTAATTTTGTTTTCATTTTCTTTTTCCAATTATACGGTTTTTAACTTTCCCCAGAAAAGAATCGGCTTCCTCTAAAGACAGATCGTCTCTTTCGAGTATTTTTTCATCTATATCGGGGTTTTCACGAATACCCAGACCTGGATTCTCTGATAACGAAGGTTCAACTATGGCGCTTTGCCCTAATTTGAAACCTTCCGCCCTTGCCTTCTCAGCTATTTTATCCTGGATAACTCCGTCAAATAAATCCCTGAGTTGATAATTCACCATATAGGGTTTTATTATCGGAGTTTTGCCTTGATAAAAAGTAATGACATTCTCGTTAACCTTGCCTTGAGGCTGCAATACATTTTCAAATAAAAATTTGTTGTAATAATTAGCATCAACAGTAAGGTCGGGAAGTCCTATATCTTCAGCAGTTATGCCTTTTGTTTCTAAATAACTTTTAAACAAATTGACATCGGCTTCGATTTGATCCTTAGCTCTTCGTTCCCAATTAGAAATGATATCATAATGCCGGTCGAATTCCTTATCAATACCTTGATTAAGATTGTCAATCTCGGTAGAATATTTAGAAGCCGCAACAGGATTCTGAGCGAATAATATGCGTTCAAATTCCAAGCGTGACTCTTGATTGGTAAGCCCGTCTTCCGGGAAATCAGGATATTTCTGTCTAATTGAGTTCAGCAGCATCTGAGCTTTTTGTTTGGTAGCCATTTCTAAGTAGTCAGGCGATTTGACTACAGTAGCGTCAGGCTTCCAATCAGGATAAAAGGGGCTTTTCAGCGATTTTATATAGAGCTGCATGTTTACATAATTCTTAAATGCACGGTCGGTAAATTGATCACCTTTAACGCCGTTAAGAATTAGTTTATAATCTTGAGCCATTTGGTCAAGATTTTTGGCGTCTTTATTCTTATCTCGAAATTCTTCAATCTTTTTACTAATCAAGTCATCATTAACAACAAAAGGTTTGCCGATGTTATCCGGTTCTTTTGGTAACGCTGCTTGAGCAGGTTTGAGATCATCCTTAGTTTCAGCGGCTTTGCCGGTTAAGACTTTTATATCTTTAACATAGACTTTTTGCTCTTCAGGTTTTTTAGTGTGAAGAGTTTTCACAGCCAGCAAAAACTTATCAGGATCTATATCCTCACGAGTAAGAATATCATCAACGACTTCCTGGTCTAAGGTTAGAAGGTCAGTATCATCAGTAATAACAAGTGGCTCCTCTTCTACTTTTTCAGTAGGTGGAACCTCATCCACTTTAGTTTCATCGATTTTAGTTTCATCGATTTTAGTTTCATCAACTTTTAGATCGTCTTCAATTACGAATAACGGCGCTAATCCAAAGAAACTTAGTAACACAAATAATGGTTTTACCCATAAATTAAACATTTGAAACTCCGCTTATTATAGCATTGCATTAGAATCTTTAAGACTCTGTTATTTATTATAATTAAAAGTCGGTAAATATTGAGCCTTAGTAAAGTATAGCTCAACAAAACCGCCGGAAATAGAACCTCCGGAATTAGTAACAGTAATTTGATATTGAGAAGCACGAATATTATGCGTATAAGTTCCGAATATACCGGCAGTATCACTTGTAGTTTGATTAATAGCGGAAACTCTTAAAGTATCCATATTAAAAGAATCTGCTCCGCCATTAAAAAAACCTTTGAGAACAATTAGTGTATTTGGTTTCAAACCAAAATTACCGCCTACTTTCATAGCAACCGTAGGAGAATGGACTGTAAAATCAGTGTTTGAGTAATCATTCGGCAGACTAAATGAACTTGAAACTAAAGTTGTAGTTGAATCAGTGGTTTGCGCGGGGATAGTGTAGGTTACTTTATACAAACCATTTTGGTCATTAACCTTAGTTTGGCTAAAGGTCATTCCCATTAATAGTATTGAGAAAATTAAAATTAAACGTTTCATTTTTAACTCCTTTGAATCTTAAATAAGACTCAAGATAATTGTGACATAATATGATCAGCTACGGCTGTATCGGCAACTTGCCGGTTATCCATAGTTGATTTGTGTAATTCATTCATTTTTTTAAGTAAATCAACCTTTTGGTTATTCATCATCATCCGTTTGGCGTCCTCATTGTCTTTTGAATCTTGCTGCTGTTGTACTTGCTGCTGCTGCTGCTGAGCTTGGTCCTGCTGTTGTTTCTGCTGAACCTGCTGCTGAATTTGTTGTTGAGCATTTTTAATATGAGCTATCATCTTAAAGCGCGCATTTATACCGGAGTGCTCTAAGGTTGTGATAGGATCAACATAAGAGGGATCAAGTTGTTGTAACCATTGATTCATGGACATAATCTTTTGAAATTCCAATTCGAGGGCTTTTTTGCCCAACGGATTCTTGCTGATCTTAATCCGATATCGCCCGAATGAAACATCATTAAGAAGTTTGCCCATTATAGACGCATTAAGTTGAAGCCATTGTGGATCACTGTCATCGCCTAACAGTGGAATAACACGAGGCAGAATTAAGTATTTTTGAGCCAAAGCTAAATTATTTTGGGCTACCATGACTAATGCGTATTGGGCATTATCATTAAGCCAGTCCTGAAGTAGTGAAGCTTGGGCTACTCTTTGTTCGTAAAGTTTACCGGTTTCCTTAGCCGATTCCTTACGACCCTGCATATTAGGACCTTGTCCGGAGATAGTATTAGTATCTTCTTTTTCTAACATAGACTCTTCAAGTAAACCCTGGGGCATTACCGGAGGTTCAAGTTTAATCATGCGCTTATTTGAAATAGCTCCATCTGCTACTTTCTTTAATCCCACGAGTTCATTACTCATTAATTCATCTTCAAAGCCTTTTACGGCTCCCTGCTCTGCAATCCACCCCCCCTGAGTTACTTTCATAACATAGGTAAGCATGGTATTACGTCTGAGGTTATAAGACGATACGGGATCAATAATATTATCAAGCACGGATTTAGTTTCTAAAATATCGGGATGAAAGTCATGGGCTAAGACGGGGACGAATTTAAAATTACCATTCTGATACTTTTGCATATCATCATATAATTTTAAGTTTAAAGCCGGGACTACTGAGGTCTGCCAGATCACATCGCGCCATTCTTCTCTTATTTTTGGCTCATTATACTGCTGCAAAATTTGTTGAAGTTTCTGAGAGTCATACCAATTTTTTTCAGATAAAGAATCTCTTTTTTTATCCTTAACTAAATCGGTAATGTCTTGTGAGAGTCCGGTCTTTAAATCCGTAACGGTCATAATAGGTTGTTGTCGTTTCTCATACCAGTCAATTACTTTGAATCTGCCGTCTCCGTTATACCAGGTAGCGCCATAATTATAGGCTACATCGGCATCGCTAAAACTGTCAAATCCATGCTTTTGACCCTGATAATCTAACGAAGCATTAAGAAACCGCTCTGCCCAAGTTAAGAGCATCTTTTTCATTTTCCCTTTTTTAAGTGCGGAGTCACCAACAATCATACGAGCTTTTTCATAAATCTCATCTCTGAGACTGTGATTATTTTTCGCATAAATATCAATGATTTCAGAGGCTTCATAAAAACCAGAATCCGACATATACCTCATATCGGAGGTATCACGTTTGCGCCAATTCGTATCAAATTTAATTCTTAAGGAGTCATACCACTCAATTAAAATCATACCATCGGGGTCTTTAAGATATGACCAGGAAGTTTTAAGCCAGCCTATACGACCTACTACCGCCCACAGAAAGGCTTTAGAGATTTCATATTCAATATCGTTAGCTTGAGTTAAAAAGTAATTAGATAGAGTTTGATGCAAATCCGCACCTTGTTGATCCTGGGGAGATATACCGGTAAATTCAAGTCCGGGTACTTGACCTTTGAAATTTCCGACAATAGATAATATTATAGGCAGGAATAAATTCCATTCAAAATTTGGGCGTTTCTCTAAATTTAATTTTCGTAAATCCTGAGCTGAGTAGATATGACCGGCTAATCTGTAAAAGTTTTGAAGCACTTCTTGTTGAAACACTTCAAATTTACCTATCAGACTCATTTCAGCCGAGCCAATTCTTGCAATAGTTTCTACATCTTCATACTCGGATTTAGAACCTGTAATAGGGGAGGGTTCATAACCATAGGTCATTTGATCATTCAATATTTAACCTTTAGAGATCTTTACTTCAAACCGGTAAATATTACCACAAAGAATCTTTATCGGTAAATATTACTTAAAATTTTATTAATGTCAATAGGTAGTTTACATAATGAGGAAGGTTTCACGTTAGGAACATCGGTAAGAATTACCATATCAGTAAATTTTACTTACTTAAGTTTTACACACTCATAACAGTAGATTCACTAATTTTCTTCTTACCCTTCTTACCATATTTATCAAATTGATAAGGCAGAACCTTTTGAGCTTTAGTAAATGGATAAGGGATTGCGGCTAAGATATACCTATCACAATCGGCAGCGTGATCGGGGACATTGGGATCGTTACCACTTCCTGAGATATCCTCAATATTATTTTCATCAGTTTGCAATGCTGAAATTTCGTCAATAAATGGATCGTTATAACCATCGAAGTAATGGAACATCTTATTTGAGAAATATTGTTTCATTATCCACCAGCCTATGATTCTATCGGTCATTGCCCGCTGTAAATAAATTCCATGTTCTTGGAAGATATTGGCGAAGGTTTGATCTGATGGAGTAGCGGAATATCTTTCTTTTTTAGCGAAGGCATCCAAGCCTGATACTATCATATCGGGCATTCTACCTTTAGTATATGGAAACCCTTTAATTAATTTGTAAATAGCTTTGGCGTGACTTTCCGGGTCTCTGTGCTTAACGTAATAAGTGAACAATAAATAAACCTTCTTGTCAAAGCCGCGTGCCATCATACTAAATGCACAAGGGCTTGCCCAGCCTGGATCAATTCCAGCGTATAATTCCCAATCGTCCGGTATTTCAAAAGGTTTCATTTTGGCTTGATTCTTATCGAACATATCAAAGAAGTCGCCTCCAAAGGCATCCCAGTCATTATGGAGTAAAGCATTTTCCATTTTCTTACCCAACTGCATAATATTAGCAGCATATCCGGGATCACTTTCCATTAATATTTTATTCTCTGCAAGAAAGCCGGGAATGAAAGTTCTGGACTTAGCATTCATAAATTGAGGATGTGAGGGAGTTACGGAAACGCCTTGAGGATTGTCTTCGGGATCATTTACTGAGGGATCTGAAATAAAGAAGTAAGTTTTACCCGGGATTAAAACCGTCTTATTGGACTTCACAAATCTTTTCTTGACCCATATTAAACCTTCTCCAGTCGGATTAGTGGTACTTCTCATGCGTTTACCCAAGGATACGCCATTGTTCATTACGACGCCACGCAAACGACTGAAGAGGTACAAGTACTGTTTCAATTGGAATTGAGTTAATTCATCAAAACCAATGTACTGATAAGCCGCGCCTTGATGAGATTCTACGTCTCCCGGCTCTTCTAAATGGCATAAATAAATCTTAGCTCCTGATAAAAATGTAAAGGAAGATCCAGGCTCACCTTTTCGTTGTAATACGAACTTAGCATTTAATGGCAGATAGTATTCTTTGGCTTCATCAATCAAGTTCTGTAGTCTTGTTGAGGTACGTCTGAATAGTACGGCTCTATATTTGGGATGGTTATAAGCGGACATTCCAAACTCTTCATACATATACTGAATACCTAATGCGTCAATAACGAGTGCCCAAGATTTACCCGGTCCCGCTGCGCCTCCGTATAATACTTCTGTTTCTGCTCTACTTAAGAAGTCAACTTGCCCGCCGTCTTGGGGAGCCACTACTGAATGCTGAACCACTATTTTTTTAGGCTCGGTATAAATTTCGGGGTCATCTAATATCAGATCGAAAGTTTTGAGGTAACTCATTATTTAAAAAGCCTGCTTCCTATAAATTCAAG